ATTTTAGGATGGGGGTATCACGATGGGTAAGCGTGGCCCGAAACCAAAACCGACAAACTTAAAATTGATCCAGGGCAACCCGGGAAAAAGGGCCATCAACAAAGACGAGCCCAAGCCCAGACCCATTCCTCCGAAGTGCCCCAGTTGGCTGAACAAGGAGGCCAAGCGCGTTTGGAAGGAGCTTGTCCCCAAGCTGGAACCCCTTGGCCTCCTGACCGAAATAGACATCCTGGACTTTCAGAACCTTTGCTTGGCGGCCTCTCAGCTCAAGCAGGCCCAGAAGGTTCTGGATGAGAGGGGTCTGATAATGGAGGTTGAAACTAGGAGCGGCGGCATCTATTACCAGCAGCGCCCCGAGGTCTCCATTGTCCACAAGAACATGGAGCTGGTCAACAAGCTCGGCGCCAAGTTCGGGCTGTCCCCGGCGGACCGGGTTGGCCTTGGTGTAAAGCCAAAGGAAGAGAAGGACCCTTTCGAGGAGTTCCTGCAGCGTGGCAAGAAAGCCTAAGCACCCGGTAACAGAGTACGCCGAACAGGTAGTCAGGGGCAAAATACCCGCCGGGGAGCTTCTAATCCTGGCCTGTGAGCGGCACCTCCGGGACCTGAAAACAGGAAGAGCCCGAGGGATTTATCTTGACGAGGACGCCGCCGACCACGCCATTGAATTCTTTTCCTTCCTGCGCTTATGGGAGGGTGAGTGGAAGGGTTGCACTTTCCACCTCGAGCCCTGGCAGAAGTTTATCGTCGGCTCACTTTTTGGGTGGAAGCGGGCTGATGGAACCAGGCGGTTCAGGGTTGGATATATAGAAATACCCCGAAAAAACGGTAAAAGTCCGATGCTGGCCGGAATCGGCCTCTATCTTTTTGTGGCCGATGCCGAGCCGGGTGCACAGGTATATTCTGCAGCCACTAAACGCGACCAGGCAAAGATTGTCTGGAAGCATGCGGCCAAAATGGCGGAAACCTCGCCGGCGCTAAAGAAGCGGATAAAGATATACTGGGGCAAGGGCAACATGCATATCGCCGAGACCGAATCTAAGTTCGAGCCCCTGGGGGCAGACGCTGACACTATGGACGGTCTCAATATCCATGCGGCCCTGGTTGATGAACTGCACGCCCACAAAAAAAGAGATACCTGGGATGTTTTAGAGACGGCCACCAGTTCCCGTCGTCAGCCCATGCAGTTAGCCATTACGACAGCCGGCGTTGACCAGACCTCGATATGCTATGAAAACCACCAATATTCCGAGATGGTTTTAAAGGGTACTGTCCAGGACGATACATTCTTTGCATTCATAGCATCTATTGACAAGGGGGACGTGGAAAATTGGGATGATCCCAGGGTCTGGGCCAAGGCAAATCCCAACCTGGGAATCAGCGTCAAACTTGACGACCTGAAGCGGAAGGCGGTCAAGGCCAAAGAGATGCCTTCCTTTCTGAACGCCTTTCTCCGGCTGCACCTAAATGTTTGGACGCAGCAGGTGGACCGTTGGATACCGCTGCATCTCTGGGATGAAAACGCAGGAATCGTGGTGGAGGAAGAATTAAAGGGGCGGACTTGTTACGGCGGACTGGACCTGTCTTCCGTTTCCGACATTACGGCCTGGGTTATGGTTTTCCCCCGGGACGACGACCCGGAAGAGCTGGACATCCTCTGTCGGTTCTGGTGTCCAGAGGCTAGGCTATATGACCCGCATAACAAATACCGGGACCAGTATAAAACCTGGGTTAAACAGGGGTATTTAATGACCACTCCAGGAGAAGCCATTGATTACGGTTTTATGAAAACGCAGATCTTGAAAGACGCTGAAACCTTTAACCTTGTCGATCTCAATATCGACCGGCTTTTTCAGTCGCACCAGGTCAACATGGACTTAACGGCCGAGGGGATCACTGTGGCAGGCATGGGCCAGGGGTTCCTTTCGATGGCGGCGCCGATGAATGAATTCGAGCGGCGGCTGCTGGCCCGGAAGCTACATCACGGCGGCCACCCGGTCCTGCGCTGGATGGCCGACAATGTGGCGGTAAGAAAGGACCCTGCCGGGAACCTAAAGCCGGACAAGGCGGCCAGCCAGGGGAAAATAGACGGGATTGTGGCCCTTGTCATGGCATTAGACCGGGCGATGAGGCATGAAAAGCCCCAACGGTCGATCTATGAAGAGAGGGGGATCATAACGCTGTGAAAATAGGCCCTTTAAACATAAATATCCGATGGGAGCGCAGGTCCACTCTCGCCAACCCGCAGCAGTGGTTAATAGAAGCCCTTGGCGGCGGCAAGGCGGCCTCCGGGGTTGCAGTAAATGAGACGACCGCCATGAAGAGTACGGTGGTTTTTGCTTGTGTACGCATTCTGGCCGAGACGATTGCATCCCTTCCTCTTCCGGTTTATCGCCGGCTACAGGGCGGTGGCAAGGAACGTGCTAATAATCATTATCTCTATCCGCTTTTACACGACCAACCAAACCCGGAAATGACTTCGTTTGAATTCCGGGAAACGCTGATGGGTCATCTGGCATTATGGGGTAACGCTTACGCAGAGATTGAGCGGGATGGTGCTGGGCGGGTGCGCGCGTTATGGCCATTGCGTCCTGACCGGATGCAGGTAAAGCGCGACGACCAGGGGCTGCGGTATGAATACCTGCTACCTGATGGCACCATGGCCGCATTACGGCAGACTAACGTGATGCACATCCGGGGACTGTCCGGAGACGGCATTGTTGGCTACTCACCGATCCGGCTGGCAAGAGAAGCGATTGGCTTCTCTCTGGCGACCGAGGAATTCGGGGCCAGGTTCTTCGGACAGGGCGCCCATCCCGGTGGGATAGTTGAATATCCGGGAAAGCTTTCAGACGAGGCTCGCAAGCGATACAAGGAGTCGGTTCAGGAAGCATACGGTGGCCTCGGCAAAGCTCACCGTCTGATGGTACTGGAAGAAGGGCTGAAATATACGCAGGTCGGTATCCCGCCGGAAGACGCACAGTTTTTAGCTACGAGAGAGTTTCAGGCTATAGAGATAGCGCGGATATTCAGGATACCGCCGTATTTATTGCAGGACTTTTCGCGCGCAACTTTCAGCAATGTGGAACACACCGCCATATCCTTTGTTGTTCACACGGTGCGGCCTTGGTTAATCCGGATAGAACAAGCTTTCAAGCGCGATCTGTTCCCCTCTCCGGAACGGGATACCTATTTCGCTGAATTCCTGGTTGACGGCCTCCTGCGCGGAGACATCAAGTCCCGATATGACGCTTATGCCGTTGGCCGCAATTGGGGCTGGCTGAGTGCCGACGACATCAGAGAGCTTGAGAACATGAACCCGCTTCCGGACGGACAGGGCAAGATATACCTCATACCAACGAATATGCGCCCGGCCAACCAGGCCGGCCATAGTACCATAGAAGATCCGCCTAAAAAAAACAATGGAGGTGAAGCAAATGAAACGTGAAAGACCACCGGTGCTTTACAGGGAGATGGCCTTTGACCGGGCTGCCATAGATGAGTCCACGAGAACAGCAAATCTCAGCTTTTCCAGTGAGGCCCCGGTAGTGCGGGTGTCCTGGCTGTTCGGCCAGTGGACGGAAATACTGCGCCACGAGCCGCAAGCGGTAGACCTGACAAGAATCAACGCCCTTGGTGTGTTGCTTTACCAGCACAGCACCATGAGTCCGATTGGCAGCATTATGGAGGCCTGGCTTGACGAGAAGGAAAGGAAATGCAAGGCCAAAGTAAGATTCGACTCCGACCCTGAAAGCGACAAGGTGTTTCAAAAGGTACTGAGCGGTACTTTACGGGGCGTCTCAGTTGGCTACCGGGTGCTCGAAGAAGACTGGGAAGTGGTTAAAGACGGTAAAAAATCTTCCTGTGGCCGGTTCACAGGCCCGTGTGAAATAGCCAACCGGTGGACCCCGTATGAGGCCAGCATTGTATCAATTCCCGCAGACGCCACCGTTGGGGTAGGCCGGGCCGCCGTACTGGACAATGAAATATCAGAACATGCATTTAACAAGTTGGCGGATATGGTGGCCGAGAGGGTTGTAAAAAACATACCCTTTGCCATACCCCCGGCACCCGGCTCAGAGCCGTCTACCGGGGAACAGGACGATCAAGAGCGCGAGCAGGAACCATCAGGCCCGCCGCCCAAACTCAAAATTTTGCGGCGAAAGCTGGAACTACTCTCCGTGTGAGCACCCCGCGGGGTGTTTTTATATTGCAAAAAATTCTAGGAGGATGAGCAATGGATAAAATTTTAGAAATGCGTCAAAAACGGGCTGCTCTGGTCCAGCAGGCCAGGGAGATTCTGGACAAGGCCGAAGCCGAAAAGCGCGAATTGCTGGCCGACGAAGAGCAGCAGTACAGCAGGATCATGGACGACGTTGACAAGCTGCGCAAGGCTATCGAGCGTGAAGAGCGCCAGCAGGCGGAGGAAAGGGAACTGGCCCAATCGCAAGGCACCACTGCCGCGAGGAAAGATCAGCCCGGTGAAGGTGCTCAGCGACACACAGTTAACCCGCGCGGCAATGAAGAATACCGTGGCGCGTTCTGGCACTTCGTGCGTCACGGGCGCAACGCGTTGGACCACATGGAAGTCCGCGCACTGCAGATAGGCACCGATTCTGAGGGCGGCTATCTTGTCCCTGATGAGTTCGAGAGACAACTGATCCAGGGCTTAATGGAACAAAACATTATACGCGGCCTGGCCACCGTCATTACCACCTCCGGCGACCGTAATATCCCGGTTGTAGCTTCCCACGGCAGCGCTGTCTGGACGGCTGAGGAAGGCCCCTTCACCGAAAGCGACGAATCCTTCGCCCAGGTCATGCTGGGGGCGCACAAGGTCGCCACCATCATGAAGGTATCTGAAGAGCTGCTTAACGACTCTGCTTTCAATCTGGAGCGGTATATCACAAGCGAATACGCCCGCCGTATCGGCGACGCAGAAGAAGCTGCGTTCGTCAATGGCAACGGCGTAGGTAAGCCCATGGGCATCGTGCAGGGCGCGACCGCGGGCAAAGTCGGCGCAGCCGGCCAGACCACTTCCGTGACCGCCGACGATTTACTGGATGTATATCACGCCCTGAAGCGGCCGTACCGTCCGCGTGCGGCCTGGTTGCTGAACGACAGCACCGTGAAGGCCATTCGCAAGCTGAAAGATTCCACCTCGCAGTATATCTGGCAGCCCGGACTGGACGCGGGGCGCCCGGATACTCTGCTGGGTCGCCCGGTGGCTGAATCCGCGCATGTCCCGGAGATGGCAGCCAGCGCCAAGTCCATTTTGTTCGGCGATTACAGCTATTACTGGATCGCCGACCGCCAGGGCCGGGTATTCCAGCGGCTGAACGAACTATATGCCGTGAACGGCCAGGTTGGTTTCCGGGCTTACCAGCGCGTGGACGGCAAACTGATCCTTGCTGAGGCGGTTGTATACTACCAGAACAGCGCCAGCTAATTGACTGACGGAGGGGGTCTAAATGACCCCCTCAGAATCTAATTTGGAGGTGCAAAACCATGGCAAACAGGGAACTGGTGGGCAGGATAAAAGTTTCGCAGACCCTTGCTCCTGCGGCTAGAACTGCCAGCGCAAACGGCACCGGAGTTGACCTGCAGGGGTTTGAGGCCGTAGCGGTCGCTATTACCCCGGGAACGATTACAGACGGCACACACACCCCGGTGGTGCAGGAGTCGGACGACAACGTAACCTTTACCAACGTTGCCGCCGGGAGCCTGCAGGGGAGTCTGAGCAACATAGCAACCAATACCGTGCAGGAGATCGGCTACATCGGCAACAAGCGGTACATCCGCGTAGCGGTGACCGTGGACGGCGCGACCACTGGGGGCGTGTACGGCGCGGCGGTTGTGTGCGGGCGCAGTCGCAGCATGCCCGTTTAAGCGAGGTGTGATCAATGCGTAAAGTAAAAATCCTGGTGGGCATAGCCTCTGCGACATGGAGCTATGCCCCCGGAGAAGTTGTTGAACTGGAATCAGGACTGGCAAAAGCGTGGATAGCGGCAGGCATTGCGGGGGAAATAGACACGACCCCTGAAACTGCGACCATCGAGCCGCCTGAGAAGGCGGTCTTTCCCACACCGAAAAAGAAGAAGGTGAAGTAAATGACTACAGAGATAAAAAGAGACCTTCAGTACGAGATCAGCATTGACCACGTTTTAGCTGTACTCAATGAAGCGGTAGAGTTAGACAAGGACGCAATGACCGCATTGGTGAACGCAAGGGTGCCGTGCAATGAAAGATTGGCCGATCATCCAACGATTCAAGTAGGGAGTTTTGATGGTATTACAAAAGTCGGCTTATTAGGTGTGCTGAATGGATTATTCGGCATTGCCTCTGATGGATGGGGAGCAATAGGAGCTGATTTTGATTCTAATGGGAAGGTTGTTGGCTTTAGGCAGGTAAGAGATAGGCAGGTGAAGTAGCATGGCCCTGGTCCTGGTGACGGCCCCGGCAATAGAGCCGGTGGATCTTGCAAGCGCAAAGACCCACCTCCGCGTAGACGGCACGGACGAGGATGTCTTAATAACGGCCCTGATCACAGCATCCCGGGAATACTGCGAGGGCTTCCAGAACAGGGCCTATATCACACAGACGTGGGATCTGTGGCTGGAAAGTTTTCCGTCCGAGGATTATATCCGGATTCCCCTGCCGCCTTTGCAATCAGTGGCCAGCGTTAAATATTACGGAACTGACAATGCTGAGTACACCATGGCCGCCGCCGACTACTTTGTTGACAATAAGTCCGAGCCCGGGCGCCTTGTTCTGGCCTACGGAAAAAGCTGGCCCAGTCTCACCCTGCGGCCGGCTAACGGTGTTGTGGTCCGGTTCGTGGCCGGGTACGGGGATGCCGCGGCTAATGTACCGCAAAAAGTAAAGCAGGCCATGCTCCTGCTCATCGGCCACTGGTACGCCAACCGGGAGGCGGTTCTGGCCGGCAGCATCAGCAAAGAGATTGAATTTGCGGTTAAGTCGCTGTTATGGATGTGCCGGGTGATGCCGGTATGAGGGCAGGAGAATTAAGGCACCGCATAACAATCCAGCAGCAGACCGTTGTGCGTGACTCATTCGGCGGCGAGACCATTACTTGGCCCGACCTTGCTACTGTCTGGGCCTCCAAGGCACACAAGTCTTCCCGGGAGTTTTTCGCGGCCCAAAAAATCAATATCGAGACCCAGGAGTTGTTTGTCATTCGCTACCGGAGCGGCGTTACCGCAAAAATTCGGGTCAGCTATGACAACAGGTATTACGACATAATCGGGGCCTACGACCCGGATGGCAGGAAGCGGGAGTTGCACCTGCTCTGTAAAGAGGTGGTCTGATGTCCATAACCGTCAAACTAGAGGGCGCCGAGGAACTTAAAAAACAATTTCAAGCCCTGGTCAAGTCAGTCCACCCCGACAAGGTGGAGCCGGTGCTGATGAAGGGGGCCAGGAAGCTGGCCAAGGCCA